GAAAAATTGCTGAAGTTGCTGGGAAGCATTTAAAAAAAGGATCAAAGGTTTACCTTGAAGGTCAGATCAAAACTGATTCATGGGAAAATGATAAAGGTGAAAAACAATCTAAGACTAAAGTTGTTATCTCAGGCTTTGGTTCTACTATGCAAATGCTTGACAGTAAAGGTCAAACTTACGATCAAAACCAAGTTAGCGTAGACGTTGCTCCTACTCCTGTGAGTGCTGAACCAATTACTCCAGTTGTATTAGATGACTTTGAAGACAAGGACATCCCATTTTGAAAGCACTAATCATATTAGCACTAGCCTTGAGTGGCTGTAGTGCATACCAAACACAAGAAGTTGACTCACTCTTAATACCACCTAACGTGATAGACGAGGATCAACTTATTTGTGAAAGCGAAAACATGAAGTTATGTTCAGGTTTTCTTACTCAAAAAGATATAGATAAGGAGAAATAATATGTTGACATGGAAACCAAAAAACAAGTTTCGCCCGTATTTTTCAGCTTCAATGAACAAGGAATATATGCGTGATAATTTTACAAAGGCTTCATTAGAACGTGCATTGCGATCTAAAGGCGTAGAAATAGATAAAAGAATGGCATTGGTTAGAATAATCGAGGAAAATTATGATGTACTTGCTTGAGACTACAGTTCCTCTTTTAGCATTGATTGGTACAGGACTTGTTAGTTCAGGTCTTGTGCTACTTTTAATGACACTAGGGATGCCTAATGAAAAATAAATTCACAGATAAAGAGCTTATGGCTTTTGCTGATGGTGAGTTAGACAATCTTCACACAAGTATGGATATACTTAGCGTACTTATTGATAAAAAGAAAGGCTATGAAGAATTAGGAAAAAGACTGCAAGTTTATACAACAACTCGTACTGCCTTACTTAACACTTTACTTGGAGAAAAAAAATGAAATCATTAATTGGAATTGTTAATGTAATAAATTTTTTGATGTTAGCTACGATTATGTTTTGCTGTATGTATCTAGCTATGTGGTTTCATCATTACGAACCAATGATATTGTAATGGGTAAGCGAAGAACACTTACCTACAACCTCTCTGATGGTCAAAAAGTTACGTGTAGAGAGGTTGCAGATGAAATAGGAATCTCAGAGTCTGCAGCAAGAAACCGTTTAGGTCGCTCAGACGATCCTAAAATAATATTTGCGCCTTACTCTGTTAAGAATGGTGGTCACCCTAGAAAGATAGATAGAGTTAAGAAAGCTAAGAAACTACTACCCTATGAAGATGATATGTGGAAGCTCGTAATGAAAATGGGAACTAACAAACATGATAGTTAAGCCAATTCAAACTTACGAAACTAACTCATGGATACTTAACAGACACTATGCTAAACGTATGCCTTCAATATCGTATGCGTTTGGTTTGTTTGATGATGGTGAAATTGTTGGTATCTGTACCTACGGATCACCACCAAGTCCATCTCTGTGTGTAGGAGTTTGTGGAGAGGAGCATAGAGATAAGGTGCTTGAGCTAAACAGATTGATCTTAGATACAGAAAAACCTAATAGTGCCTCTATGCTAGTTAGTCATTCGTTAAAGATGTTACCAAAACCATCTATTGTTGTTAGCTATGCAGACACTAAGCAAGGACACGTTGGATATATTTACCAAGCTACTAACTTTCTTTACACAGGTTTATCAGCTTCAAGAGTTGACTGGGCAGTTAAAGGGTTAGAGCATATGCACTCAAAAACATTATCGGAAGGCATGACGTTAGAAACTATGATGGCTAAATATGGTGACAAGTTTTATCATAAAGAACGTGACCGTAAGCATAGATACATTATCTTTACTGGATCAAAGAACCAAAAGAAAAAACTTAACAAACAACTAAAGTACGTTACATCTGACTACCCTAAAGGAGACTCTGCTAGATATGATGCTTCAGGGTACGTAGAAAAACAAGGCGTATTGTTTTAGTCATTCCATTGGACGTTGCGTTTGCGGTGTCCGTTCCAAGCTAACCATCCACCTAATCTAAGTGCGTAGTAAGCAAGGTAGTTAATTAGTTTAAATCCATTTACATCCACACAGATGTCTCTAAACAATTGATCTGCCCATTTCTGAGTCTTCTTTTCTGTAGCACCTTTCTTGCCACTTAACCTTAAAACCTCAAATTTATAAGCATAGTCATGAACAAGACCACCACTCAAGAGGACACCCATAGGTGAGAGCCAACTTCTTAATGGTTTAGGTACTGAAGCTCCATCAAAGATAAATCCTTTAGGAATGACGTAGTAGGTTGGATGTGTATTACCATCATGGGTAATGTGAAATTTCCAATCCTTAGTGATCTCCCAAGTCCTAGTCTTAGTCAGCCATAAGATAATTCCTCCTACAAAACCTTTCGATTTAGTCTCCATAGGAACTGGCATCATGTGTGGCATCTCTTGATATTCAATTTTTACTGGCATATTTTCTCCTTTGTTAGCGGGCTTTTCCAAGCTGGGAGCCAAAATATACCTCTATAATGGTGGTAGCCCAGGCAAACACTTCGCTTAATTTTAATACTGCACCTGACTGCACAGTAACGTAATCCATAGTATCTCTAGTTAATTGTATACCTAAAAAACTTATTCCTTCAATAACAGTAGGCACAACAGTTTCAATGTTAAGAAGCGGGCCAGCTACCTGAGTAAAGATTATTAAAGATAATATTACAAAAATAATCACCCTGCGATTAAAGGCTGAACCTACACTCTCTCCCTTTTCAGCTTCTCTAGCTTGATTTATAGAGTCATTACGAGCATTCATGTTTTGGATCATTAACTTTTGATTATCTGAAGCAGCTTGTGCCTTGACAGCAATAATCTTAGCAACAAAACCAAATAAGATAGGGGCTAAGTTTGTCAGCAATCCTATCATTGTAATAGCTTCATTAAGAGTGGCACGATGCCTACATCACTTGCAACCATTAAACCAAAGCCTAGAACTAAACCTTTAAACATAGCCTTGTTGCTTATGTTCATGTTCTTGATCTCTCTAACGCTTTTAAAAAGGTCAGTAATTTGTTGGTCTTGTTTGTCTAATTGCATCTGCATACGTTGTTGCGTAGTCATTAATACCTCTTAGGTCTTGGCGGTAATTTACGTTTCTTTGGCATAATATCTCCTATGTTATCAGTTGTTTAATGGATTGTCTAATGACTGCTGTATGCGTTTCATTAATTTTTCTTCTGTAGCATCCAGTTGAATGTCAAATTTATCCAGTTTGTTATCCATCGTAGTAATACGTACATCAATAGATTGTAGCTTGGTGTCTATGCGGTTTTCAAGATTATAGCTTGACGTTCTAAGCCTCGCAAGGTCTTCTTTTAGTTCTACCTTGATCTCTTTAGCTACCTCTTCTACTCGGAGAACGTCAGCAGAGGTCTTTTTCATTTGCGAACTTATTGCTCCGAGGTCTAATGAAGCTAGGCTTTCAACCTTTTGATACATTAAAAAACCTCCATAAAGAGTTCCTAGAAGACTACCAAGCAAGGCAAACGCACCTACTAACTGCGTATAAGTAAACCTTAGACTTCCGATCTTAATCCTCTTATCGACTAAGCCTTCTATCTCTGCTACCTTGTCACCTAGATCAGTTGTCAAATCCATCTCCGTTTTGCATTGCCTTTAACAATTCTATCTCTTGCCTTAGTTTTTGAACTTCTAACTTTCTTACCTGTAGTTCTAGGTTAAATAAAGTGGCGCAATTAATTCTTTCAGCTGGTGCATCAAGTGGTATCACTAGCCTTGCATAAACTGCAAAATCTTTAGTCTGAGGATTTAACGGATCACCATCACTAAAAAATGAGTCTGCGTTTTCAATAATCCCCGTCATTCCGATTTCCACGTTTGTGCTTCCGCCTATAGAATTGGAGCAGTCAAGCCCATTCGCTTTTATACTGTCTGTGCCATAACCCATACTTGCACTAGGCAAAGCGAGGTTGATAGAGTTACTAGCCATTGCCTGTGAGCATACTAAAGCCAACATAATAAATCTTATAACTCCCATGCTTGTTTGAATTTTGAGCATATTCTAGTAACTAACAAAGTTTTACTCTCATTCTTACTCCTTAATTTAGACACCGAACAAACGTACCTAGCCTCTTCAATATCTTTTTCTCTTATGTAAATATCAAATTTAGTCTTGCTTAAATAATTTAATTTAATTATCTTACTGTTTGTAACAAAAGGGATCGTTTCCCAAGTATCATTAAACAATCCTATTTCATAATATCCTACATCGTTTCTTGCGTTCCATAACTCCATAGTAGTCTTTTTGACTCCACTTATGGCTGATACCGACCAAGTAGGATAGGTCGGTGTCATTTCATGCGAATAGATCAGTCCACTACATAACAGTAGTGCTAGTCCTACTGAGCTACGCAGCTTGCTAATACTACCGCCTTGTAAGCTCCGCCCGGAAATGCTTTAGCCTGACCACCACCATAAGTTGCAACAGATGTGGCTTTAACCCACAGAGTCCCAGCGTGTGCCAATGCATATTGTCGCATCGATCCTGATGTGGTACTGGCAGCCTGGTATCCACTTTGGTCACTTGAACTCATTTGAGCAACTGCAACTGTACCTACCCAGCTAACGGTGTCTGATAATGATGGACTTGAAGTAAATGCTGTAGGATAACTTACCTGTGCATGGTAAGCATTAGCAAGAGTAACATCAAATCTCACTATGGGATCAACTCCAGAACTAGCTGAAGCAGTCGTTAACGTAAATGCATCCGGGTTTCCGTACGCCCCGGGCGTATCCATATTCACGGTGCATCTGCTCTGTACCGTTCCAGTAATGTCAATATTCTCTGCCAAGATTGGCGTTGCACCAAGTATTAAGCTAAGTGTTATTAATAGTTTCTTCATTTGTATTGCTCCTCTATCATTTCATTCATTAGATTATCATTCGCCAAGCTCCTTAATGCTCTCCTATTATCCACGTTAGTGCCACCTTGTAAAGAAGGGGCATCGGGGTAATAATTATCAGGGATCAAAGCGACATAATATGAGTTGATATTAGTGACGTTATTGATAGCCTTCATTTGTGCTGCTTGTGATACTTCGTTTGCAATAGTTAAAGCGTTAGTTACATTAGCTAATAACAATTCAATTTCTAAGCCTTCTTCCTCTTCCTCTTCGCTTTTATCAGTATCTTCATCGTCTAATAATTCTTTGTCAGTCTCTTCTTGAGCTAATCTAACTGCTTCGTCTTCTGTAGCATCGTAGTCAGGAATGTCAGGAACAGGAGGTGGTTTAGGTTTTACGTAGTTTGGGCAACTAGGATCAGTTGGCGTAAAGCAACTGTCAAAACGGTAAAGATAAATGACTGAGACATCTTTTACTGTGCCTTGACCTGTCTTTTTAACGTAGCCATCACCAAATACTGCAAGTGGTGTATATGGCATAGGTACAACTTTCTTAATCTTACCACCGTACTTTTGTGACCAGTCCTCTGTATCTTCCCAAACTGTTCCGCCACCAACCTTAGAGTTACCAATTTTAACTACTAGATCATCTTCTAAATTCTTTACAGCCTCATAACCAACTATGACACCTGATACATCCATACCACCAATACCATGAACACCTAATGTAGAAGCGTTCATACCCCAAGTCATACCATTTATAGCTACGTTTGGCGTGTATCCGTATATGTAACTGTTGGCGTATGTGCTAGAAGAACAAAAAAGCAGAAGCCACAGCACCCATAATCTTAATGGCACTATCACGTTTTTCCTCCACGGTTTTAGATTTTTTCTCTACAGAAAGACTTGGAACTTCATCACTATGAACCTCCCAAGCCTCCTTCGCGGCCTGTCCAATTAAGCCTGCATATGGGCAATTTGTCCCGGCCATGCGCATTGCTTCAAAAATCGCTGGGTCTTGACACAGGAGAGCAACACTTGCAACACGCATACCAGCTGAGTAAAGCATCCTAGCCTTCTTTAACAACAAACAATTTGCCTCTGTGTATGTAGCTCCAAAGCTCAAGGATAAGATTTGAGTGCCTAAAGCACCACTAGATGAGATAGTACATAGATCAGAGTTACTTCCACCTACATTTGGCGATATGGCTGAAGGTGGCGGCGAATTTACTGTGGTCTCATTCGTTCCTGTCGTGTTCACAGTAGATGTTGTTGTTTGATCTACCGTAGTTGTTTCAGCCATAGCTGAGAACGACAGTATAAGGAAACACATTACTATGCCAAAGGCTACTGCATTGTATGATTTTCTCCTTATTTTTTCAGACATTAAGGTGTAGCGTTAGCGTCTATCATTTCTTGATAAGCAGTCTTAACTGCACTAGTCCAAGTTGCTGTTGCTATTGCTTGTACTCTAGCATCTTCACCGCTTATGTCTGTGTCTGCCCAAGAGCCACTAGCTTTAGTGCTAGGCTCTACAACGTGCCTGTGAAATGATGAGCTAAGTTCTACGCCATCTTCCAATACTCTTGTTGCTGTTCTTACTTGTACCTGTCCTTTCTCAAGAACTTCTATCTTATCTACTACTGTTGTTTTTGTTAATGCCATTGCATTCTCCTGTTGTTGTTAAATGTCCGTTCTAAGAATCCACTTAGAATAATTAAGTTGACGGATACGTTATGTTAATCATACATTTACTAAAAGTAAATGTGCTACCTTGCTGTGCCTCTCCACCACCACCGTGCATAAGGTAGCAAAAAGTAACCCCAGATTGAACATAACCACCAACTATTACAGAGTTACTATAACCAGCATCTCTATAACCCATTGCAAAATCAGCATAGTCTTGACTAGTATAAGGAAGTCCTTTTAGAAGAATATAACTTCCGCTTGTCATTGCAGTTAAATCTATAGTATGAATATATGCTGTAACATTTACTTGTCGTCCAATTTTTGTGTACATAGCACTTCCAACAGTAAAATTTGCTGCATTTCCATTAGCAGCTTCAATTGAAGGAGACCAAGAACCTTCCTCATAGTCATCGAGGGTATTGGCTGTTGCTGTGTCTGTGCCAAATAACAATCCATTCTTTGCTCTTGCCTTGCCACCATTTAAGACTTCAAACCCAGTAGTCCAAGTAATCGCTGAGTCTGCTGAACCTGAAGCTGTTACATTAAACTTGTGATTTCCTTCTCCTTGTTCGTACACAGTTGCTTCGTCTGTATTTATATATTTTCGTGTACCGTCATAGTAGAAGTTATTGCCAAACCAAGTTATATTTCCTGCTGCAGATGTATTAGCCATTAAAGACGTTGATAAGCCTACTTGAAGACCAACATAACTACTATGCCAAGCCTCTGGAACTATACCAATACCCACATTCTCACTGCTAGTAATAGTCATAGCAAGAGCATCAGCATTATCATCTATGCCAGTTGACCTTAAATTAGTTATAGTACCAGTCATAGCCCCACCAGCTTTAGGCAAGGCTGCTGCTGCGGTAGCTGTAGTTGAAGTTAATACTCCATCTCTAGTAGCTATGTCTACGCCATCAAATGTAGAGTTAGTTGTAATAGCACCTGTCATTGCACCGCCTGCTTTAGGTAGTGCAGCGTTAGCTGTAGTGTTACCTGTAACGCCCGTAGCTATATCCGTATTAATTGAGTTGGCTAACTTGGCTGCTGTTACTGCGTCATCTGCGATGTCCTCTACGGATAAAGTTCCATCTGCTATGCCACCACTTGTTACTTTGCTAATTGCCATTTGTTGCTCCTGTTAATTTGTTTTGTATAATCCACTTAGAATAATTAAACCATATACGTTAAGTTAAGCATATAATGACCGCCATCAATATCACTAGCAGGTACTGCTGTTTGGCTAGTAGAATCTCCTAAATATAAACCAACTTGATTAGTGTTAGACTGACCTCGAGCAACCATTGGTCGACCAGCAGAGTTTGTACTAATTTGAACTGCTGCTGTTGGATAAGTACCACTTTTTATAGTGTAAGGTAAACCAGAAATGGCTGCTTCACTACTCGTGCCATTGGTAGCAAGCACAATATAGCAAAAAACGTTTACTAGCCTACCAATCTTGGTATAATTAGCTGAATTAATAGCTGAGATAGTTACACTTGAAATAGCTGGAGTCCAAGTACCTTCTTCATAGTCATCGAGGGCATTGGCTGCTGCTGTGTCACCGTTGAATGATATGCCACCACCTGATTGGATTCGCATACGTTCTGCGTTATTAGTAAAAAATCCTACAGTTCCAGCAGAATTATTTGACTTTAAAGCCACCATATGAGGATGTCCACTATGTGCATTATTATAAGCAATAATAAATTTCTCATTATCAACAGCACTTCCTTCATTAGTAGGCAATTGTATTTGTACAAACTTAGATGCTGGAACTGCACGAATTCTTACTCCGTAATTACTATCTTGTAAATCTAAGTTAAATCCTGCTGCACTTGTAGTTCCAATACCTACGCCACCTGTTACTGCAACACCTGTGGATGTAGTGGTAAGTTTAGTTCCTCCATTGTGTCTAAGGAATAACGCCCCGCCCGATTCTGCATTTAAATATGTTTTGCTTCCGTCAGCGTTACCGAGATTCATCTCAGTTCCCCTAATAAGCATACTGCCAGTACCGCTGTCTACGATGTAACTGTTTGAGCCATCGTGATAAATTTGTAAATCACCACCAGCAGCAGAACCAACTTCTAGCTTTATTCCATCACCAAGTATTAAATCACCTGTCATAGTACCACCAGCTTTCGGAAGTGCTGCTGTAATAGCTGTAGCTTGTGAACTTGTTATACCAGTCTTAGCTGTATTTGCTGTAATCGCTGAAGCCTGACTAGTTGTTATTCCTGTCTTAGCAGTGTTGGCTGCTATAGCTGTATTAATTGAGTTAGCCAGTTTATCCGCAGTTACAGCATCATCCTTGATATGTGCTGTGTCTACAACATCATCTGAGGGTGTACCTATGTCTACGTTCTGTCCTTGATAGACCGCCCAGAATGTATCACCATTAGCTGGAGCGGAGCTGAATACGATGTTTGATCCAGTTACTTTGAATCCGTTTGTACCACCATCATCTGGCTCTTGCATTACGCCATTTATATTCGCTAGTATCTGTCCAGACTTAGCTGGAGTAATAGCAATACCACCTGAAGCTAGAGCAAAGGATACTAATGATCCATTAAAGCCACTAGCTATGTCATCTACTATCTGGTAGTTTCCTATATTAGCTGGACTGTTACCTATGTATGCCATTCGTTACTCCTATGGTGTGTCTGCAGCATCACGCTCTGTGCGTGTCTGATAATCTGCTCTAGCTGTTACTAAGGTTACAAAGTCTGCTTGGTTACTTGGTATTGAATCTGTGAATGAAGCATCGTTCATAAGTTTTGTAGTCCATTCAGATTGCATTCTTTT